CCCCGAGTTCACCGTATTGCCCCTGCGGGACTGCAAGACCGACGAACAGTGGTCAGACAGTTTGGATGAGCGCATCTCCGAAGCCGTGGGAGAAGTTCCCCACGAAGTGGTATTATACGGTAGTAGGGACTCATTCGCTCCCTTCTATCACGGGAAGCACAAGGTCAAGGAACTGGAGATAGAGGTCCCGGCGTCCCTTACCAGCACGGATATCCGTGCCAAGCTGACCAACAATGTCATGGAGTCGCCATTTTTCCGGGCGGGTGTCATCTACGCCATGAACCAACTGTGGCCCCGGCTTGTCACCGTGGTGGACATTGCTATCCTGCACAAGGCGGAGAAGGGTTTGATGCTTCTCCTCGGCAAGAAGCCAGATGACACGTTCTGGCGTTTTCCGGGCGGGCACGCAATATTCAGCACGCCAACCTTCGAGGCTGATGCCAAGAAGGAAGCGTTCGAGGAGACGGGTCTGGACATCCAAGACCTTGAATATGTCGGCTCCCGCAAGGTCGATAGCTGGCGCTGGCGCTCGGAGCCATCTGAGGGCTTCAAGACCGTCTTCTTCATGGCGTACAGTATGACTATGGGCGGGAAGGGCAGCGATGACCTTTCCCAAGCGCAGTGGTTTGACATAAGCAAATTGACTGTGGAGGATTTTGAGAAGGAGCATCGTCCTCTCTTCGAGATGCTGCAACAACATCTTACCAAAAAGGAGAACACACATGCCCAAAGCACTCAAGCTTAACCCCATTTTAAGGACAGACAGCTACAAGCTGTCGCACTGGTTTCAGTATCCTTCGGATGCGGAATATGTGTACAGCTACCTCATGAGCCGGGGTGGTTTCTGGCAGCACACATTGTTCTCCGGGCTGCAATACATCCTCGCCGCATACTTCGAGGGCAAGGTGTTCACCAAGAAAGATGTCCACGAAGCTGCCCGCATTTGTCACCGGCATTTCGGCAACGATGAAGTATTCAACTTCAACGGCTGGATGCGGTTGCTGGAAAAGCATGGCGGCAAGTTGCCCCTGCGCATTCGTGCGGTTAAAGAGGGTACCGTGGTTCCCATCAAGAACGTGTTGATGACCATCGAAAACACCGACAAGGAATTCCCGTGGCTGACCAACTGGGCGGAAACCCAACTCCTGCAAGTGTGGTATCCCATCACGGTTGGGACCCTGTCATTTGAAATCAAGCAGACCATCGGCAGGGACCTTGTGCGTACCGGTGACCCGGCTGGACTCGGTTTCAAGTTGCACGACTTCGGATACAGGGGCGTTAGCTCTCAGGAGACCGCTGCTATCGGCGGGGCTGCCCACCTTGTCAATTTCATGGGCACCGACACCATGGCGGCTCTTTCGCTTCTGGAGCAGTTCTACGATTGCCCCTGCGCCGGTTTCTCCATCCCGGCGATGGAGCACTCCACCGTTACTTCGTGGGGTGAGGATGCCGAGGCTGAGGCTTATGCCAACATGCTGGAGAAGGTCCCGGCTGGCCTCGTGGCGCTCGTGGTAGACAGCTACGACACCCACAACGCCGTTGCTAACATCTTCGGCGGCAAGTTGCGGGAAACAATTCTGCGGCGTGACGGCGTGGTGGTCCTGCGCCCGGATAGCGGTGACCCCTGTGTCGTCATTGAAGACATGTTCAACGCCATTGCCGAGAAGTTTGGCTTCGAGACAAACGCTAAGGGTTGGAAGGTCCTGCCCAAGCAGGTCCGGGTCATCCAAGGCGACGGAGTCAACTACCAGAACATCTGCCGCATCAACAGTCACCTGACACGGGCCGGGTGGTCCATGGACAACTGGGGCTACGGCATGGGCGGTGCTTTGCTTCAACAGCAGAACCGTGATACCATGCGGTTCGCCATCAAATGCTCCGCTATCTGCCGGGACGGTCGGTGGGAGGATGTTCACAAGACGGTTAAGACCGACCCGTCCAAGGCATCCATCGGCGGCAGGTTCTCCCTCTTGGAACTGTCGGATGGGGAATTCGAGACTGTGGAGCAGGAATACGATATGAAGCTCGCCACAGGCCACGAAGATAAGCTGGAGACAGTATTTGAAGATGGGGTAATTAAGCGGCACCAGACCCTTGACGAAGTCCGGGAAATCTCCAGCGGTTATGACCGCTACAACCGGGAAGATGACTAATGCCGAAATGTGAGGGAGAAAATATGTCAGCATCCGACGATTGGGCGGAACTGCAAGGTAGGATGAACGATAAGGCAGCAAGGGATTCAGACCAAGGTGTTCCCCGTGGAAATAAGACTAGCGCCCAAGGTCCCACGGGGAGCGACGAATCCGATGATGTCATCACCATGAACGTCTGCCAGTGGCAGGTGCATCCTAACGGTAGCTTTTCCGCCTCCTCCAAGACCACTGATACGCTTCCTCCGGGGGTCTACAACCTCTCTCAGGACAGCGACGGGAGGATATACTTCCTCAAGTCCAAGCCAATGACTGACACCCTTTATGACCTTGGGGAGACGGTCACTCAACAGGTCATCAACTCCATCGAAACCTTTTGGGACTCCAAGGAGAAGTTCTCCGCTATGGGCATCCTGTTCAAGCGGGGTATCCTCCTGTGGGGCAACGCCGGGTCGGGTAAGACGGCGACGGTCGCTCTGCTTATTGAAAAGCTCATCAAGCGGGGCGGTATTGTCATCATCTGCCAGCATCCGGGCATGGCAATCAACGCTCTGCGGGTCCTTCGCCGGATAGAGCCGGACCGCCCGCTTATCGTCATCATGGAAGATATTGAGGAAGTGATTGAGCACCGGGGCGAACACGATTTGCTCAGCTTTCTGGACGGTGAGCATCAGGTAAACAACGTGGTGCATATCGCCACGACGAACTACCCTGAGAACCTCGGGCCTCGTATCGTCAACCGCCCGAGCCGCTTTGACGAAGTGATAAAGGTCCCTATGCCGGACGAGTCGGCCCGACGCATGTATCTGACCCGTGCCATCGGAGAGAAATTCACGAAAGAGCAAATAGCCGGTTGGGCGAAGGAAACCAACGACCTCAGCATTGCCCACCTGCGGGAGTTCGTGGTCGCTACGCAATGCCTTGACCGGCCATTTGACGAAACCATCGAACGGCTAAAGGGAATGAAGATTAAGCCGAAGTCCAGTGAAGGCGTCTCGCATCCGGGCTTTAACAAGTGAGGGTAGTATGACTATTACGAGCAGTGCGGGGACCATCTCTTTAGAAGTTGACATGTATTGTGCAAAGTGCGGTCGCCCCATGACGGGAAGATACGAGGAGCCTTACATTGAGTATTACGCACGGGTCTTGAGCCGCATACATGTGGACCCATGCCCATATTGCAAAGAGCATCCTGACGCAGAGTACTGCGGTATATACGCATGAAACACTACCCCGAAATCGCCGGGTCAGCCCATGCTCCCCTCGGGAGTCCCTGCCTCGCTTTTGAGAAATACGACGGCAGTAACTTGCGGTGGGAGTGGTCGAAGAAATGAGGCTGGTACAGGTCATTGTCAATACCGGCGAACGGGCGGATGGAATTGAAGATTGACCGGTTACGTGTAAGATTCTAAGAACTTGGTGTTGCCAAACACTTTGACTCGGGGCGTAAGCGATATACCCGGACCGTAGGATGACACCGTGGCGGTGCTGGTTATTTCCAAGGTGACCAGCCGGGTGACCAGTGGTACAAACACTTTCCAATCTGCCATAGCGGAAACAGTCAGACTGTAGACAAACTGTGGAGCGGTGCCGCTGAGGTCACGCTGCAATCCCACATACGACCGGCTGGCTTCAAACAAGGTGATGCCGTCTGCCTCCATATTCGTCCGGCGCATGATGAGAAGCTCTCGGCGGAGCAACTCGCTGAGGTCGGAGGCGGTCTGGAGGTCATTTGCCCGGCAGTCCACGGTGAAGGTCAGGTTCTCCTTGCTCCCGTATACCTCATAGGTCTCGGCGGTGTAGGGCTGCACGATGATAGCCACTTGGTCATCCTTGAGAACGTTGTCACCGATAGCTATCCGCAGGCCGGGGAGGACATTCTCATTGAGGTTGTACTTTTTGGCTCGGGCCTTTGTTCTTCCTGTATCTACTCGAACTTCCCAGCGGCACCATTCCCCCGGCAAGAGAAGAGTGGGCAAGGTACAAGTCCCATCCGTATTGGGTACGAGTGACGTGTAGTTTCCGAGAGAGGTCTGTACGAATACCTGCCCCGGTGCTAGACTGTTTCCCTCCGTCACTTGCGTCTGTAGGATATTCTCCGGGTTGGTCCCCGGTACGCCCGTGGGGTCAACCTTAACGACCATGTTTGCCGTAATGGTCATTCCGGGCGGCGTGTACGGAGAGAGTTCCAGCCAATCATTGCTGGCAAAGTAGGTGTAATCCTTCCCTTTGATAAGTTCGTAGCCGTTCTGGTCCGTAAGCGTGAAGGAGAGGAGGGTCTGAACCATCTGCGGCGGGCTTCCGCCTCCCGGAACGTCCACAAGGCCCAGCGGAATGCCAACGACTTCTTGTCCTCCCACGGTACTTTGGCATACCACTTGCTGGACGGTCTGTTGATACCAGTAATCCAACAGGGGAGTAAGCTGGACGGGTGGGGACCCGGCGAAGAGGACCAACCCGGCTGGGGTATCGGTCAGCAAATAGCCAAAATGCGGGGCGAGGAGCAAATCTACCGGCACAGGAGGAGAAACGAGCGTAGTTTGCCACGTGCCGTCGTTTACAGCCGTTTCCAGAGGCGTTGGGGGGCTTCCCCTGCCTGAGACATACCCTGAGACCGTAGTGCCGTCAATTTGGGGGGCGAAGTAGACGATGGAGCCTTGGGCGTTGACAACCTTACCCTCTTGCCATGTGTATTTCTGGATGGTTAGGTCTACGTCCCGTGTCTGCTCATTGACCTCATCCACATTGAAATAGTATACCCCGGCTGCGGGCGTCTGCCGGGTGGAATCCACCTCTTGCACCCACTCAATGAATCCCCCCTCTTTGCTCTGGATTTTGGCAAGAATTGCCCGCCCGTAGTTCTTGCACATGAAGTAGTCAGGAGAGAGGCGGTTGCCGGTGGAGGTGACGTTCTTGATGCTGATTTGAGCGTCCTTCCATTGAATGAGGTTGTTGTACTGAGAAGAGACTTCTCCAAGGGTGTACCGGAACCGGGGGGACCGGTTTACGGCGTCTTCGATAACTCTGCGGAGATAAGCGACGAGATTCCCGCCCGTCAAGTCAAGCATAAATGCTCCCTACAAAGAACTCGATAGGCGTTTCAGTTACCAAGCCACTGAACAGGCATGATAGGCGGGAACCCCCGGTTGGTTACAGCTTTGCTTTGATGGCGGCGATAACCTTTTTCGCATCCGTCTCGGCAACGGCTTCTGCCTTGGCAAGTTCTGCCTTGACTGCGGCGAGAACCTTCTCGGCTTCCGGCTTAACCTTGGCGGCTTCTGCCGTGGCTACGGCCTTGGCCTTTGCCCACCATCCAACGACGATGGCTACGACGTGGCTGATTGCCAAACCGACTACTGCTGAGGTGATTACCATGTTTCCTCCTACTGTTTCACTGACTCTCCGCCAAAATTTACCAGCTACTTCCGCCGCTGACCTTGTCATCGGTCAGTGCATCAGCACTTCCGATGTTGTCTTCCTTGTCCATGACCTTGACCGGCAGGGCGCTGTAATCGACGCCGGGCGGCGGAGGCGGAACGGTCTGAGTGATGGGTTCAATCCACTGGTGAATGCTGCGCCGGATATCTCCGATGGACACAAACCATGAAATCCTTGGGTACCAGCGGTTCTCAATCTGAATGGAGTCGGCCCCGTCATAAAACAGGATGTTCCACTCGCTGCCATCATGAGCTTGGAATACGGCCCCCGGCAGCATATAGGCGAAGAAAATCTCGTCTCCCTCGATAGGGCTGAGAGGATTGGGAAGCTGCATGGTCCCCGGATTGGGGTGGAACTGGGCAAAGGTGGAAGTACGGACATCCGTGGGGTCGCCCACCATGGCTTGTAGGTCGGAATCGGCGTTGGGGTGGTCCCCCTCGCACAATACTTGGGCGGTTTTTGATACCAATGCCGCCAAATCGCTTGCTTTCGTAGAAATTCCCATGGGCGTTCCTCTCTTATGGCTTGTATAGTCGCCTTCTTTGGATTTTGCCTTCTGTTCTTCCACTTCTTGAATCTCGTCATCAAGGGTTCGCATAGCCCAATTTCCGTCAACCTTTTCAATTTCAATGACTTGCCCAGTGGCGGCTCCCCCAGCCAGAGGTACGGTAGTAGGGTCACCCTCGGAAATGATGCAGGGCAGGGAGTTCAAAAACCGGGAGTGAGTGACAGCAACTATCCTCCCGTTAAGCTTTATGGCTCTCTCCTGTAGCCACTTGACAATGCTGACCGCCCGGTCATAGAACTCCCGGAAGGGCTTGCCTCCGGGAGCGGCTTGGTCGATATTTTTCTGGAGGAGTTCGAGTTCCTCAATATGTTCTCGGACCGTATCTCCAGCCCAATCTCCGAGGTCCCACGGTCGTAAGTTGGGGATGAGGTAGAGTTTAGCCCCCGTGACCTTCTTTATTTCATTTGCTGTATAAGCGGCACGGTCAAGGTCGGAGGAGTATATCTCCTTTATATCCATACCCTTAAATTTTTTGGCCGTTTTCCCTGCCTGTTGTTTTCCAATCTCATCTAAGGGCACATTGGTGAATCCCCGGATGCGGCTATCCATGGAATCCCCGGTAGAGGAGTTATAGGGGGTGTGCCCGTGGCGGACAAAACATACAGTGGGTTTGGTCTTATCTGGCATACGGTCCCCTCTTTTAAGAGTTCCAGATTTAGCCGGTGCTAGAATGGACGCCTTGGCATCCGCCAAGACTTCCTCTATACTGTCGAATGGGGTACCTTCCCAGTCTTCATAAACGTTCTCATCGTCATTGAGGCGGTACTCCATATCATCCCAATATCCCCCGGCGCTCTTTATAGGTTTCCACCCATGCCACATTATCTCAATGGTTTGCGGGGGAATTACCCTCTCGGCATAGAATGAGTGGGTATCTTGCTTGTCCTGTACCATACCTTGGAGGTTTCTTACTCTTAACAGGATGGGAGCGCCCGCTGCTCCCTCTAACTGTAAGGTGTCACGAAAGACAATCTCACCGTAATAGTAGGCGTGCTGGGGGTTATCAGCAAAGAACACTTTACCCAGAGAAGTATCTCCCAAGTCTCCTCCCCAATGTGGGTCCATTGAAGGCTGTAGCCCTTTATGCTGGATGCTTACTACTCGGTCAGTGGAGGTGCAATGGTAGAGGTACATTAGTTTTGTATCCCCCTATTCGAGACTTCATGTATCCCAGAGTGTGCTCTCATGAAAGCGGAATCACCACTTCTGATTCTATCCCCCCTCACTATTCCCTCGGACCCGCAAACAATGCATTTAACCGCCCACTTGGATTGGGGATTAGACGCTACTAAAGACATGGGAATTACGTTTCCAAAATCTTGTCCTTGCAGATTTATTAAATGGGCTTTTCGGTTTTTCTCTTTTGACTCATCACTATGGTGTTTTCCACGGAAGGAACTTGGGGTACCTTTTTTGACCTCGCTAATACGTTTTTTCGTTTTCTCTGAATGATGTTTCCCACGCCGGGGGTCTGGCTGTAGCAGACGTTTAATCCGTATTTTATTACATGTCTCAGGCGTGCGTTTTAATCCAGCAATTGCCTGTTTAATTTTTTCAAGACCTTCCGGGGTATGCCACGATGAACTATTCCTATGCCCCACTATCATTTGTGTTAAGAAATGTTGTTTTATTTCAGGGTTAGTCCACATTTGTTTGTGGTGAGTAGATATTTTTTGACGAGTTTCTTGAGATAACGGTCCTGTATGTCCTTCCCCACCCTTACAAATGTTGTACCCATACTCGGGGTCTTGTGACCGCAGAAATTTGATAAAATCCCTCTCGGTTTCGTTAAGCTCTTCTTTTGTTTGGATATCCGAACGAAGGGCATGAATGGACCAAGAGGAGGAAAGGGGATGTTTACGCATAGAGGCGAATAAATAAGAACCCCCCTTACCCTCATTGTGTTTTGCGGCGGAAAATTTACGCTGCAAGTAGGCTTTAAGGTTATCCCCTTTGTGCTGTCCAACGTAGTACTTCCCGGTTTCGTGATTGACAATAAGATAAATGAACATGAACCTTCCTCCTATAAGTGCTTTGGAAAGTTCGTTTTTTACTTTCTAATTTTGTATCCTCCCAAACGTGACGGTCCTCCCTACCGGGGGTTCAATAGTGTTCTCGAAAGGCTTATCCGGTTGCTCCCGGATATTCACGATAGGTTCTCCATCACCCTTAAGGTGGAGCGGGTCGATGCCTTGGTCCGGGTTATCCCGATAGATGGGGTTGTAAAGTGTCGGCAGGCCGGTGTTGATGGGAATGAGATAACGGGTGTCACCCTCGGTCAGTAATTGAACGCCGAAGTCCTGTTGGAGGAGTATGCCTCTCGGTTGTTTGTAAGTGACGCCGTGAATGACCAGACGTTCCCCAGTCCGGCGAATGATGAGGTCACCATCCTGTACAATGGGGGTATTGGTCAGGTAACTTTTCGATTCACGGGTCGCTTTGATACCCCCGCCTTCGTCCAGTTCACGGACAAGCGCCGTGTCAGGGGGGACGTAGAGAAAGTCATAGGGACCGTAGTAACCTCCGACGACCCCGGTTTCAAAGCAAACTTTGCATCCGTGACGGGGAGTACCCATTCCCGCCTCGGGGCGCACGCAGCCGCAAGGTTCTCCACGGGTCCGGCGAAACATTATATAAGCGGGTTCGCCCACCTGTTCAAAAACCCAGTGGTTGCGGTTTACCATTTCTTTGTATTCCCAAGTAATCTGGTCTACTTCTTGGGTATTCACAACGGGAGCGGCTGGTGCTCCGGGCTTGTGGATTTCTCCGCCATCACCCACCCCTACTACCGTGTAGAATTGCCGTGCCAGCGAGGTGTAGATGTCCACGTAGTTGGCTAGCCTCTTGAAAAATGCCTTTACTTCCTGAATGCCAGCATAGTTGGCGACGACGACGTTATCCGTGGAAACCACCGCTGTATCCGACACCGCTCCACCCTTGGCAAGAGTGTTGTCCATAGGGAACCAGACGGTCTGGTCTAGTGCCCGTACCTCTGTGGGACGTATCTCACTCTTATTGTTAAACATGTCGGTGAGGACAATCTTTATGTCATCAGGGTTGTTGGCTACCATGGGACGAGTCGCCACAATGTTGGAATAGGGGATCTCTGGGAGCTTGAAACCCCAGCGGCCCAACTCTCCCTGTTCTACCCAGTCCTGCGGGCGTACAATGAACTCCACCTTTTCAAGGTAAGCTTGGTCTCTCCAGAAGTGTCCCCGCCATGTTCCCTTATTGAGCTTTTTCCAATTGCTTGGATGGTCGTAGGCCCGGTAGATATTATAGCCCCTCGTTGCCTCGGGGTCGTCCACCCACCACAGGTCCCGGCTGCCAACATAACTCGAATTGATGACCAGTAATTCGCTAATCATTCTTCACCACCACCCAATCCCTTTTCACCTCTATCCACTCACCCGGTGGTATTTCATTCGCCTCACTGTAAGTGAATGTGAAGTCGGATATTTCCGGCAATCCATTGAATAACCACTTCGTCCCCAGCATGATGTTCTGGAGGTGAGTGCAGACTAGAACCTCCCCATCCTCGGGAGCTTGATAAATGATTTGCTTAATGGCTTCTATCAACTTTTCGAGGAAAGTGTTCATGGATTCCCCACCCTTGGGGAACAAATCCCGGCCCGCTCCCGTAGCAAGGATTCCCAGTACATCCTTTACTTCATCTACAGGTTTGCCATTCATAATGCCGTAGTCTCGGCTTTTGAGGCCGTCTAGTTTATCTACCTTTAACCCATACTCATGGGCTACAGTGGTTGCCAATATGGAAGCCCGCTCCAATGGGCTGGAATACACCTGTTTGATGCAGCAGTATTGACCCCTTAATTTTTCAACTATCAGTGGTATCTGAGCGAATCCAGCCGGGGACAGAGGGATGTCAAGCGCCCCCCGGAGCCGAATTGGCTCCATGTTGTAGGCCGTCTGAGGATGACGAAGAAAGATGATTCGCTTCAAGTCCTACCTCGGTTTCTTACAATAAGGGCATTTTACCGGCTCATCCGAATCAGGGCAGAAGTCTTGCCCACTGGGTAGGATGAGAGCGTCTTTCACGCCCGTGATAATGATGCGCCAAGTCCCGTCCGGCCGCCCCGTCATTGATATCTGAGGGTTATCACCGTTATCTCCGAGGATATGGAGCATATTCCTCCTACAAAGATGGTTTACAAAGTAAACATTCTGGGTTAATCAACCCTCGGTTGACATGCCAGCGAACATGTTGGGCTTTCCTACGGCTGTTTCTTTCAATGCTGATTTTGGCGGCCCTTTGCTTGGCTTCCCGTGTTCCAGCCCTGCCCCCCAGTATGTGGGCCTCGTGGGACAGGCGTGCTGACATTTCTTTGGGGTGCTCTGCCGCATACTTCCTACAGCCTTCGGCCCGTGGTGCTTCGTCCTGCAAGACACGGGCAGCCTTAATCTTGTCGATAGTCTCTTGTGATGTAGGATGCCCTTTCATAATCTCACTCCAGTGTTCCCGGAAGTTCGGTTGCGCCCATCTTTGTTTCAGAGCTTCGGTCACCTTGGCTCTCGCCGCAGGTCCGTGCGGCCCCGTGAACCCCTCCCCTCTCCGGCATATGTTGTAGCCATATTCAGGGTCAGTTGCCCTAAGAAATTTGATGAAGTCCCGCTCCGTCTCGTCTAATTCGGATTTTGTTTGGATGTCGGCCCGGAGGGCGTGTATGGACCAAGAAGAGGGAAGGGGATGCTTACGCATGGAGTTATAAAGACGGGAACGACTGGAGATTCCCTTTTGAGCGTGATGAAACTTCTGCTGTAGGTATTTTTTTAGGTTGTTCCCCTTATGCTGACCGACATAGTACTTCCCAGTCTCGTGGTTGACAATCAGATAGATGAACATACACAACCCCCTCATATAAATACCGAGAAAGTTGTTTTTCTATCCGAGGAGCCAACGCTGTTGTCTTAATCCTGCACTGTAAGGCCGGATAGCGGTAATCAGGGGTGCCCATTCTTGGAACTCCTGACCATAGCTTTGGGATAAACTTAGGTAAAGACTGGACTTGTTGATGTCCAAGCTTACCCCATTCAAGCTGTAGCTGAACTCATCAGCCGCCCAACGTGCGCCCTCAGCGGACAAACAGGATGCCGCCGCACCCACTGCTGCACAATTTCCCCAATCCTTTGGAAGGTTCTCAAGGCTGTAATTCGTCAAGTTCTTAGGGTTCCACGTGTTCAACTTGCTAATGTTAATGTCAAGCATCCTTAGTATAGTGGAGTCAAGCCAGATATACCCTACACGAGTGGTGTACCCGGCAACCACCTTCCCCGGCGTCGGTGGACGGAAGTGGTAGTTGCGGTCTGGGTTGGTATCGCTGATGAGTTCCCGGACTGCCATAATGGCCGGTGTGTACTTATTCTTGGTCAGGGGATGCGGTGTAATAATGACAGAGGGAGCCTCGAAGGCGGAATCAGCCGGGTCGATGGGCTGAACGACGAAATCCTCATAGACCCGTGTTTCCGGCTCTCCTTCATATTGGATAAGATACCAGACCAGCCGGAAGATTCCCCGCCACAGGGTGGGTATGGTCATGTTGACCCAGTAAGCCCCCACGGAGGCCCGGCGAGGGCACATCCGGGGTTCAGTGGAAAGAATGAGGCTATCTTCGGGCAGCCGCCCCATGTGGTTTGGTTGCTCGGCATCATACTCATATGCCCGCTGCCCCACTTCGGGGATCTTTTCCGTTATCTGAAATATTGAATAGGAGATTGACACGGGGTCAACCATCCGTCCTTTGGAATCCCGGACAAGGATACTAAGGTCCCCCGGTCCCAGTGTTTTCCCTTGATTAAGTGTCTCCATCTGGCTCTCCTGCCTAAAGAAACGGAAAGTCAATCGAACTAGAAAATAGACTATGGCAATCTATATTGATACACCATGGCGGAACTCATACAGTGCCGAAAATGTAATACCCCTAAGTCTGAGGAGGAATTTCAACTATTCCGTAATGGAGATACGGTTGGTCGTAGACACGTATGTAGAAGATGTAGGAACTCTCGAATCATGGCTACCACAAGTCCAACAAGAAGAAATGAGTTGTTTAAGAAAAGAACTGAGAATCTTCCGGGTTGTTGGCTTATTAAATATCGGTACAAAATGACTCAAGAGGAATACGCTGCTCAATTTGAAAAGCAAGGTGGTGTGTGTGCAATCTGTAAAAGACCCCCCACAGCATGTCGTGCCAAACGAAGGTTGTGTGTGGACCATAATCACAAGACTAAAAACAATCGAGGGCTTCTTTGCACTTCTTGCAATGTCATATTGGGTCGTTTAGAAAACAATCCCGGACCTTTGGAAGCTTTTATTAGATACGTGGCAGAGTGGAAAGAAAAAGAGGAAATCTAACTATGGCTATATACGCCTTCCGCTGTGATACCTGCGGAGTCCTTGTTGAAGAACTCATGCCCATGAACAAGGCCACTTTTGAAGACCGCCCCTGCATCCGACCCAACTGTAAAGGAAAATGCGTCTACCAGCTTAAGGGTGCGCCGGGCCTCAAGACAGACAATATGTCAAATCCCACTTTTGATGTGGTGGTGGGAGCAGATGCCGAAAAGCGCTGGGAGAAAATCCATGAGCGCCAAGCAGTTAGGGACAAAGTTCGCAAGGAGTCGGGGGAAAAGGCCCTCATCGCCACAAGCAGTGAGAGCTACCGTACCCTGCCGGGCACCAAGCTCCGGGAGGTGGTAATTCCACCCTCGGCGCAGCCCAAGGTTCTGGGGGAATGAGGGTTTATCTCTTGCAATCGAAGCAAGAATTAGACTTTCATCCCCATAGTTGAGGAGCAAGAAATAAATGCCCGTTCAGCGGCCTAATAGCTGAAAATTGAGGAGACTTACTATGGCACTCTTTGGAAGCTATGCACCCCCCGGAGTTTACACCTCGGTTATCATTTCTGGAGCGGGTCAGCCCCTCTTTACGAACAACCGTATCCCGGTCATCATCGGTGAAGGACAGGAGTTCTTTGAACAGGACAACGTGGAGCTTTTCCGTGGTTCGTCCTCTGTCGCTAGCCCGCAGGTGGTGAACGAGAATATCTCCAACCAAGTCACGGCAATCACCAATACCCTCCATACCACCTATTTCCCGGTGGTCACAGCGGCGGCAGTTGGTCTGGCAGGTGGAGGAACTGGAGCGGGAACGGTCACCAATGACCCCAGTCAGGTTCAGATAACCATCGACGGCGTGCCCGGCACGGTTATCTCCCTCGTGGGTCAGACAGGCGAGTTCACCACTCAAGAACTCATCACTCCGGGTCAGAACGTGGAAATCAGTTACTATTTCGCCCGGACCGATACCCTCATTACCAATGAGGATGACTCGGACCAAGTTCCCTCCTTTGCCACACTGACGATTTACAACAACATCGCCAGTCCTCCGGGCGGCGACTCCATGGTCATCAGCACCAAGCTCCCCGGCGTTACAGGCAACCTTGTCAGTCTCACCATCTTCGATGACACCCTGTCTTCGCCTCCGGGTATCGGCGTGCTGGACACACAGGCGGTCAGCGGAGCCGGTACGGACCATATCAGTATCGACATCGCCGAGGTCGGCGGCGGCAAGCGTACCCTTGAGGACATTTATAACCTCGTGCAGGCGGGAATTCCCACCTTGGACGCTGGTTACCTCACGGCGACTCAGCCCGCCATCCAATCTCCTCCCATCCCGGCTGCAACCATCTCCCCGACTTTCCTCTCGGGTGGTGCAGGACCCAACACCAACACTGTTTTCAAGGTTGAGCATGTTCCCATCGTAGACGGTAGCGGCGGTGGGGTGGTCACTACTGACCCCAGCAAGGTTACAGTCACAGTGAACGGCACCCCCGTAACGGTCTCCGCCGTTAACGGTGCGGAAGGTCTCGTCACGGTTAAGAATCCCGTGGCCTTCCCGTCCACCGTCACCATCACCTATTACACCAACACTTACCAGAACACCTATGACATCATTCCGGCGCAGAATGTCACCTCCATCATCGAAGTTGGTTTGGGACCTAACCGGGCCGATTTCGTCCAAGATACGGACTACAATCTTGGTCTGGATTCAGTCGGAAATGCGGTCATCAACTGGGGCGCAGGCAGTCAGACCTTGGTGGGAAGTTCCACCACGGGCTTTACTCCCTTCGGTCCGACTCAGATTCTCACCACCCTCGTGGATGAGAAGGTGTTCCTCCGCACTTGCACGGGAGTTGCCAACGGCAAGAACCTCACGTTCACACTGCCCGATAGCCCCGTGGATGGCAGCGGTCTCGGCAGGGTAACTGACAACCCAGTCAAAATCATGGTCTTCGTCGGCACCAACCCCGTGGAAGCTCTGGGTAACTACTATCCCGGCACTTCCGAGCGGGTCATTCAACTGACCGGAAGCACGGGGAGCTTTACTCTCTACAACGCTCCCGGCGCTGGAAACAACGTGTATGCCAGTTACTACCGCAACACGCTGCATGACCACTCCTACACACTCACTGTGGTCAACCCCGGCATCCCCGGACAGGGCACTTATAAGATGAAGGATGAGGTAGGACGTATTCTGCCGGTGGTATCGTTTGATGCCGTCCACAGTGTCGTCACCGAATCCGGTGCTTTCAATCAGACAGATATTGTGTGGCCTTTCGCTTTCCCGGACCTCTATGATTCTCCGGGTGAAGTGGATGAGACTGTCACCTTGACGTTCCAAAATGATGAATACACCAAGGATGCTAATCCGGGCGCACAGGCATACCTCTTGGCACAGGGAATTCTCTTCTTCTCTACGACCCCCGGTTCCGGTGGAGATGCCATCACAGTCGCTTTCAATACCACGGGCAGCTACGGTGTCAGCGTGGTTGGAAACGCCATCACCTTCAACGGTGTGACGACCACCAGCCAAGTCATCGACCTCGCCGGTTCCGGTATCAGCACCACCTTTGGAACGGTACTTGCCAACCTTAAGACGGCAGGGACCATCCAGACTGCTGCTCCCCTGAACCTCGCTGGCGGTGTGGACCCCAGTTCCCCGGAGCCTTATGCTCTCCGGTACCTCGTTACCTCCAGCAACCCCAAGGGTTCGGGTTCCGGTGGAGTAGGCACCAATGTGGGCTACCTTGACCAGACGTATGTTGACGAAATCACCGGTCTCAAGTTCACCATCGTCAACCCACAAGATGCCCTTGACTACGGATACACCAGTCTCCCGACGCCCCAGTACAACTTCCAGCCGGGCGACACACTGGTATTCGATGTCAGCAGCGAAACCCCCCGTGTAACGGGAACCGTTTACGTTCCTTTCAGCACGGCGGAGCCGAACAACTTGGTAGCCATCGCCGGTCTCCACACCGAAGTCATTACCACTTTTGGTGCCAACGCCGGGGATACCGCCATCATCAACACCTTTGCTCCGTCCGCCAATCAGCCGAGCATCGGTGAGTACTACTACGTCAGCTTCCAGACCGAAAAGACGGCAGCGGACATGGCAATCACCCTTTATACCAACCCGTCCGACGCTTACGCCGCCTACGGTCAGCCGAGCACCATCAACCGGGTGTCGCTCGGTATTCAGTTGATGACTCAGAACGGCGCACAGCAGTTCGGCGTCATTCAGGTCCCGAAGCAAGCCGGTCTCAATGTGGCCTCGGACGCTGACTTTATCAGCGCCATCCAGACCTTGACAACCGCCCTGCCCGGAACCAACCAGAAGGCGAATGTCATCGTTCCTCTCAGCGTGAGCACCACGGTTCACCAGTTCTTGAGCCGTCAACTCATCACGCAGGCAACCGTTCGTAACAAGGGCGAGGCCATCGGCTTCGTCGGCTACAGCACTACCACCTCCGCCAACCAAGCAAGTGCCAACGCCGTTGCCTTGAAGAACGCCCGCATGATTGCCATCGGTATGCCAGCGGCGGGAGTTCTCATCACCAACAGCCAGACCGGGCAGCAGCTTGAGTACGCCGTGGACGGCAGCTTCATGGCAGCCGCTCTTGCCGGACTCAATGCCAACCCCGCCAACGATGTGGCGACCACCCTCACCAATCAGAACTTGGTTGGGTTCAGCCGCCT